CATTACGCCGTAGTTGTGGATCTCGTAGGTCGTGGTGGATGCCGTGATGGCCGTCTTGACCACGCCGAGTTTGCGCACGATTCCTGCATCATCGACATGGAGCCATTGATTTGTGTCGACCAGGGAATTCGTCGTAGTTGCGGCATAGTATGTGCCATTTGCCAGCACAACATCATCGAGGAACTGCAGCCCTGCAGAGGTAAAGCCGGAAGGTAGCGCCGACTCTTCAGGGGGTCCAGGAGCATATGGGCTTTTGAAGTATCGCGTCCTCCCGGAATAAGGCGATTGGTATCGGTCGAGACTCCATGACGCATAGCCTGCTCTGGTAATCGAGTATATGGTGCACTTGCCGTGGTACGGCTGGCCGATGACCGTCATACGCGAAAGGTCGGTCGCGTTGCGAATATCGGTTTGAGCAAAGTTTTGTGGCTGTGTGAAGAACGTTACTTGCGGGTTTTCGAGCGCCGGCAAAATGCCAACGTTTGCGTCGACGGACTGGTGGAATACCACCTTGCCCTGGCTCGCCCCGATCGCCAAGGTGATGCTTTTCAGTCTGCGATAGTTTTCATACGACGTGGCTGGAGTAAGCGTGTAGGAAAACACGCGATTACCAAGCCCGACTTCGGTTGCTGACCGATTCAGACAGACGGGCGTAGCGTAGGAGCTGGTGCTATCGCCGTCGTTGGCGAACGTCCATTTGAATCGATAGGACCCCTGCTGTAGGTCAATGGATTTCAGGCGCTGGGCAATCCCGATGAACCCTGGATAGTAAAACTTGACCATCTGGATCGGATGCCACTGGCGATCAGAATAGGCGGTTTCGTTGATTTGGATATACGCGCCCGACAATGGCTCTGGCGCGGAGGTCGGCGAAGCGAAATTGATCAGCAAATTCTGCGTGTCTATTCCTACGCCACGATCCAGCGTGATGTTTTTCTGAGCGGCTTGCGCCATTCGCCAGACGCCATCCGACGATACCAGCGTTCCAGGAGACGGCCATTTTTGCTTGTAGCCAAAGGGCCAAGTCCAATCCGACAGCAGGCACGCCGGCAAGTCGTCGGTGACGCGGGCGCCGATCGGGCGCCCTACTCCAGAGCGGCCAGGAATAGCGGGCACCGGTCCTGCGCCTGGCAGCACCCGATTGCGGCGGGTCGTCGTTCCGGTACCGGAGAGCAGCAGGCGGCGGGATTTGGCTAGGTCGTCTACGGGCGGCGGCATCAGGACGTCTTGGCTGCGCCGGAAACGACCGTGCCGACCCGGGCCGGGATGGCCGGGGCGGGGACGGTGGGGCGGAGCACGCGGTTGACGGCGGTGCTCGATCCGGCAGATGTGGTCAGGGCGTCCAGCGTTTTGGTCAGGTCTTCGGCGGGGGTGGTCATAGCGTGATGGTCAAAATGTCTTCGACGAGGGGCGCGTTGTAGGTCGAGGCAATCGGAATGGTGGCCTTGTTGCGCTCGGCGTCCGCAACGCCGGGGAAGGAGACGGTGATGGCGTGGTCTTCGGCGGCCAGGAAGTTGAAATCGGCGGTCGGCGTGCCGGCCAGGCTGCTCGACGTGGGGCTGGATCCGGTCGGGGCGGCGGTGGCCGTTTCCGGGTGCGATACGCCGGTGCCGGCAACAGAGCAGATCGCCAGCGAGAACTCGCTGACCGCCTGGCCGGTATCGGCAGCCATGCGATGGGTGACGCTGCGGCACTTTCCGCGGGCGTGCAGGCCCGGGACGCTGACGTCAATGGTCTTGTCCAGATCGACGGCGGGATTCAGGGCGACCGATGCGGAGACGGAATGGCCTCGATGCGACGCCCAGATACGCACTTTGGCGACGGCAATGAGCGCCTCCATGGCGGCATTGGCGGCGGCGCGGTCGGTGTCTGGGGTGAGCGTGACGTTGGCTGAGGTGGTCTGGCCGGAAACGGGCGTCGCGGAATCCTGTGGCGGGATCCCGCTGATGTCGTTGGCGTAGAGCAGCATCGTGGTCTCGGCGACCGGGATGGCCGGATAGGCGCCCTCAAGAGATCCGGACAGACGATCGCTCATCGCCCCGATGGCGGCGACGCTGTTGGCGGCGACGACGGTAATGGTGTGTTGCTCCTCGATGGTCTGCGCGTAGTCAAAGCTGACCAGCGCGGAAAATCCCATGCACAGCAGCGAGTCAGAAGGCCCGGGGGTGAAGCCGCCAATCACGGTATTGGGCAAGGGGGTGTAGGAAATGCTCTCGATGGTGCCGCCGGCGGCGCGGATGGCGGCATCGACGGCCGAGCGTTGCAGCCACCAGGAGAGCGCGGCGGCGTGGCTGGCGATGGTCGATGAATCGACGTAGGCATAGGTGATCGGGTAGCCCTCGGCCTTGACTCTCGGGAAGCGGTAGCCGAAGTCGATTGCTACGGTGTTCACCATTTGGTGTCGCCCAGCCATCGAGGTACGGATTGATCCGTCCAGTACGTGGCTATCGGTCAGGGCCATGTGCGGCGACGCGGCTGGCTGCCAGGCAGTCATGCGCAGGGTTCCGCTGGCGTCCAGATCGAGCGAGGCGGCGACGGTGGATAGCCGGTCCTGCGCGCGCGACCAACCGCGGGCAGCCGGGTCGAAGACGACTGGCGATGCATAGCCGCCGGTAATCGCGGAATCGATCGCTGCGGCACTCATGCCATCGAGGATTTGCTGGAGGTTGTCGGTGCAGCGCAGGGAAATCGTCTTGCTGACCAGATCGAGCGTCGGCGTGTCGATCAGGCCGGTAAACAGGGTGGCGATGCTGGCCGGGGTGCCGCTGGCGTTGTCGGCAATGGCGATGGTGATCGGCTGGCCTACCCAGTCGGAGACGGCGAAGGTCGAGCCCGGAGCGGGCAGGATGCGCAGGTCAGCGACGCGCGCGGCGCCCTCCTCGGCATCAACGCGAATCTCGCCGATAATGCGATCGGATACCGGCAGGCCGGCAATGGTGACCAGCGGCGTCCAGGTGGCGGCTCCGCTGGCGCTGCTGGTGCCCGGGTAGGTTTCGCCAGCCATCAGACCAGACGCAGCGCGGCAGTCAGGTCAGGCATGGGGCCTGTCGAAAACAGCAGCAGCAGCCAGATGGCGATGGCCAGGGAGATAACCCAGCGTAGCAGATCGTGCTCAGATGGCATGTCATACCTCCTCGGCCACGATTTCCCAGCGGTAGGAGGCATCCGCGCGGGATCCGGACTCGGCGGGGCGATTGACCAGGCAGGAGAGCAGCGGGTAGTAGTGGATCAGATAGCCGATGGCGCCGGCGACCAGCCCGGCGGTACCGACATGGCCGGCAAAGCTCAGGCTGGTGGCGACGATGCCATCACCGGGCAGGATGGCGACGGCCCACGGGGTATGTCCGGCGTCGGAACGGCGCGCGGCCGGCAGCGTGGCCTGCCGGCTGGCGTCGGCGCCGATGGCGCGAGGGACGATGCAGGCGACGGCTAGAATGGCGGCGGTGTCGAGCGCGGCGATGCCCGGGGGAAGCCATCCGCCACCGCTGATCGTGGTGCGGGTCTTTTTCCAGGTCTGTTGCTTGATTCCGGCGCCGGAAACGGTGCGCAGCGTCGTTTCTCCGCCAATGAATTCGTAGGTCTGTTCGAGGTCGAGAGCGGCGCGGGTCGGGATTTCGAGCATGCCGATCTTTAGAATGGTCATCGCCGGCCACCTTTCTGCAGCGCTGCCTTGGCAAAGGCGGATTCGAGCGCGCGCATGGTGTCTGCGGCCATGTCGACGGCGAAGCTGCCCATGCTCGGGAAATTGAAGACGGCGGAGGAACGTTGCGCGGCAGCTGGCGAGTCGCGCAGGTTGCCGGGGTTGATGTTGCCGACCAGACCGCCGGACGCGAAGCCCGGCAGCGCGGCCATACCGCGGCGGTTGATGTCGAGCAGCAGCGCGAGCATGCCTTTCTGGCGCACGACCGCCTGATTGATGACCACCTCGCCAGCGTGTACTATGCCGGCGGGCTGCCATTTGCCGCCCGGGCCGGTGTAGCCACCGCGGGCGAAGGTGGATTCGTCGCTGACGGAATTGGGGGCGGCGGTCGGGGTGCCGGATTGCACGGTGTTGACGGTGACGGTGACGGTTTTGTCTTGCAGGGCAGCAAGCTCGGCCTGGATCGATTGAATATTGGCCATGGCCGCAGCCACATCAACCTCCACCTTGAGATTATTGGCATTGTTTTGCAGGTCGGTGATTTGCTGATTCAGGTCGGCGAGCGAGGCGGACTGTTCGATGGACTTCTGCTCTAAATCGACCGCCTCTTTTTTCTTGATTTCGGCGCGGGCTTCGTCGGCGGTTGCCTGCGCTTCGGCGACGCGTTCGAGCGCGGACGCTTTTTGCTCTGGGTCAGAGAGCTTGTCTGTAAGTTTCTGAGCCCGTTCTGCGTCCTTTACGGCCTGGTCCGCTAGTTGTGCAGCGCGTTGGGTGCGCCCAAATTGCGCGGCCATCTTGGCGAGCAAAGCGCCTTCGTTGGCCGAATCCGACAGCTTCGCCAGGTCGGTAACGTTTCGTAACTGGGACAGCGTCGCGTCCTGATTCTGCGCGCGCAGTTCGGCGGCTTTCTCGGCGGCATTGGCGCGGGTGCCGCTTGCTTTTTCCAGTAACGCCACGGATTCGGCGGAAGCTTTCGAGGCGTCCTTCATCGATTCCTGCTGCGCCAATCTCAGCGCATCGCGGGCCTTCTCGGCGTTCTTGATTCGCGCCTGGGTCTGCTTTTCGTCGTCTTCGACGATTTTCGCCGAGACTTTTCCGGAGGCGACGCCGCGCAGTTCTTCGAGGTTGGCCAGGGCGGTCTGCAGGTCGGTCTGCAGGCGCTTGCGCTTGGTTGCGACGTCTTCCTCTGCTACGAGGGGCTTGCCAAAGTCGGCCTTGAGCTTTTCGTAGGCGGCTTCGTTTTTGGCGGCTTGCTCGTCGCGCGCTTCGCCGATGGCGCGGAATGCGTCGAGGTCTCCGCGCAGGATGGCAGCCGCCTGTGCAGCGATGGCGCCAAGACCATCGCCCATGTCCTGCACGGCCATGGAGGACGCCTGCGCGGCGAAGACGGCGACATTCATGGCTGCGGTGAAACCGGACACGAAGGTCCTGCCCTCGCCGGCCATCCATTGCCCAAGGCGTACCATGGTGGGCAGCAGCTTGTTTCCAATCTGCACTTCCATCGCTTCATACGCCAGTTTCAGATCACGCTGGGCCTCTTTGTAAGCGCGGGTCTGCGCGGCGGCTTCTGGTCCGACGATCAGGCCGAGGTCCTTGGCTCGCTCGGTGGCCGCTTTCAGCTCGTCGCTGGTCAGCCGCAGGATGCCGCGAAGTTCTCCCCAGGCTTTGCCATAGATCGACATTCCGGCGATGTTTTGCTCGACGCCGTTCTTTATCCCGGCCAGCCGGGTGTTCACGGCGGCCATGATTTCGCCGGCCGGCAGCATGGCTCCGGTGGTCAGGTTACGGGTCTGGACGCCGAGGGCGGTGAATGCCTCTTCGTTGTTGCCGAGATTTCTCGACATGGCCAGCGAGGCCTTGCCGACCAGGTCCGATTCGATGCCGAGATGGTTGAGCGCGACGGCCATGCCGGACGCCTGCTCTGTGGTCGTACCCATCGCCTTGGCGATCTTGACGACTTGAGAATTCCAGTCGTTGGCGGCGGCAATCGACCCTTTGAAGAGGGCTCCACCGGCGAGAACGGCGCCGAGCGTAGCGATCGCGGTGGAGAAAGCGCCGACTCCGGAGGACAGCGTGGCGAAGGAGCCACCCATTTTCGCTGCGGCTTCGGCGTAGGCCTTGCTGACGTCGTCAATGGCCTTTTTGGCGCCCGTCGGATCGCCGGAAATGATCAGCTTTGCTTCGTTTTGCGCGGCCATGCGTGCCTTTCAGCGTTTTTGACAGATCTCATTGGCCACGGCAAGGGCAGCCTGGTACAGGCTCCAGGGGTACGTCAGGAGGTTGGCGTGTCCGTGCTGGCTGACGAGTAGGCAGATGGTGCGGTCGAGGTCGCGGGAGGTATTGCCCTGGCGCTGGCCAGTGCGCTGGCATCCTCCAGCGCCGACCGGAAGCGAAAAAAATGCGGGTTCAGCTCCCGGGCGGCCTGCAGGACGGGCGCCAGCTCTCCGGGAGTGAATTGCTCCAGGTCGGCCGCGTCGAAGTCGGTCATGCGAGCCAGCTCATCGAGTCCAATCGACTCGAAGGCGAGCGCTTGCACGGGATCCCGAAAGGTCGAGCGGGCGCTGTCGTTGATCCAGGCCCGCACCTCGGCCACGGTCATCTCATGGACGGTTACGGAGCAATCTCCGGGCATCAAAACGCGTAGTTCGGCGCGCATCAGGATGCCGTCTGCAGTTCAAAATACTGGCTTTTTCCGCCGGTGACGATCGTTTCATCCTTCTGGAAAGTCAGCGAAACCGCCAGGGTGCCGAAGTCCTCGCCGATCAGGGCGACCTGTTGCGCGGCGCCGATCTTGGCCTTGTAGCCCTTGAAAACGGTGTACTTGCCGTCGACTTCGTTGATTCCTTCGACGTGCACCGAGATATCTGGCGCGCTGGTCAGCAGCGCCTGCACGTCGGCGCTGACTTGCGGCGTGTAGTCGATGGTGATGGCGTCGCCGGAAACGACGGTACCGGTAGTGATCGCTGAGGAAATGGTGATGCCACCCGCGCTTACGGTGTAGTCCGCCGCAAGAATGACGGTCGCGCCCTTCTTGACGACCGGCGCGACGCTGGTATTGATCAGGCGCTTGGTCGGAACGAACATCAGCGGAACGATTTTGTAGCCGGCTTCGGCGACGATCGGTGTGGCGGTCAGTGCAGAGGTGGTGCCCCACAGCGCGAGTGCCAAGTTATCCGCAGAGAAGTGGCGCAGGTCCATGGAACCGGTGACGTCGCTGATGCGCTTGGAGCTGGCGTCGACGCCGCCGGAGGGGCTGGCGTAGTCGAGCAGCTTTTTCTCTTCCTCGGCGAATTGGAAGCTGAAATTGCTGCAGTTTTCGACGTATCGATAAGGGCGATTCTCGAAGGTGCTGCCGGCGCTGTACAGGGCCACGCGGACCTTGGCCTTGCCGATGAATGCTGATCCCATGTGCGGGGTGTCCTAAAGAATGGTCATGAGCCGACGAAAAACGCCGGCAGGGTAAAGGCAACGGAAAGACGCAGGATGCGGCCATCAAAACCGGTCTCCGGGCCATCGGCGAGCTGCAGTTCGCGGCCGGGTTCGATTTCCCATCCGACCAGCGCCGAAGCTGCCGCAGAAAGCAGCACGCCGGCGGCGGTTTTTTCTGCCGGGCTGGCGCGGTGGATGTCGACGTAGACGCAGACGTGCCAGGCAAGATTGGCGCGGGCACACCGGCCGGTCTGCCCGAGAGGATCGACCTTGGCCAGGGCGACCTGGCAGACGACGGGGATGGTTGCCGGGTCGGTGAAGTCGATCACATCGAAGGTGCCGACGAGGCGCGAGCCGGGGGCGCACTTGGCGGCCAGGCGGGCGAGGATGGCGGCTTCGTGGTCGAAGATCACTGCAGCACCAGGTTGGCGGTAACGTCGTCTTCGGTGCGCAGCGGTACGCCGATCACCTTATAGGAGGAGGCGCCGATGAGCACCAGGTCGCCAGCGGCCAGCGTGATGCTGCCGTGCTGGTAATGCAGGAGATGCGTGCCGGTGGCGACGGTGTCGAGCTGCACATCGACGTCGGACAGGATCCCCGCGAAAGGCACGGCGCCGAGCAGACACGACGACGCCAGGCCATAGGGTCCGGTGTCGTAGAGGCTGGCGAATACGGCGGCCGCGGCGAACATGGATGCGCTTAGGTCTTGGCGGGCTTGTCGGCGGCGGCAGCTGCGGCGACGACCGCGGCACTGCGCTGCGGATCAATCGTGCCACGGCCGGCGCTGACGACGTCCAGCGCGACGGTATCTTCGACGTCGAGGGAATCGCCAGGGAGGTACTCTTTGCCGGCGACGAGGCAGGGTTCGGTGATGACGAGCTGCATGGTGGTGTGGGTATCCTGGTTCCCGCCGGCGGGGGCCGGCGGGTGGTGGGTCAAGTGCCGGTGATCAGGCGGTGAGCGCGTCGGTCATTACGGCGAAGCTGGCGGGCTGCCTGCAGCCGACGTCAATGAGCTGATTGGCGGTCAGCACGACCTGTCCGGTACCGGCCTGGGTGTAGGGGTCCACAACGACATCGAGGCCGCCAAAGAGCGCCAGCACAAGGTCGCGCCAGTCGGAACCGAACGCCACCGCCGAGCAAATGGCGCTGGCGGAGCCCTTGGTCAGGTTGCTCGGCACGTTGTTGGTAACGCCGGCGCGGTAGCTGTTCAGTGGCTGGTCGCCACCGTCCCAGATAAACGGCAGGTAGGTTCCCTTGACGGTCTGTTTGCACCAGCCGCGCGCTTTCGTGTTGAGCAGGTAGCCGGCGCGGGTGTCGGGCTCGCTGTTGGCGTTGGCGCAAGCCGACTCGAGATTGACAAGGTGCGCCCAGGTAATCGTCGCGCCGTTGGTGCCGCCGACGACCGAGCCGATGCCGTTGAAGTTGAGCAGGCCGCGCGGCTGGTTGCTGGCGGCGGTGCCGGTAATACATAGGTTCTCGATCTGCACGGCGATGCCCTGCGCCAGGTCGTCCTGCAGCATCATCGCGACATCCGGATTGCCCTGCACGACGGCCTGATGCGAGTAGAGCACTTGCGCTCCGACCCGCTTCGGCGCAAGCGTCAGCTGGGTGGTGGTCGGGTTCGACGCGGTGATGGTGCCGATTTCCGCGTAGCTCGCCACCGTGCTGCCGGCGGTCTTGCGCGGGATCGAGATGTTGCTGGTCAGGCCACCGAGCACGCGAATGCCCATGGAGTTCAGCACCATCGACTTGCGCAGGACGTCGACAAATTCGCTGGCCAGGATGTTGGTGGCGACGAGGTTGCCGGCTTCCGAGGCGGTGCCGACCGAGAAGCCGCGCGAGAAGGCTTCGACGGGGACGAAAAAGCCTTTGGGAACGAATCCGGTACGCTTGGCGACGGCTTCGGAGACCGAACGTTCCAGGCCCGCCTGCGACCAGTCTCCGGTAATCGACGCCTGCACGGCGCGCAGGATGCTGTACTTCTTGAGGTCCTGACCGCCGAGGCCGATTTCGATGTTGGACGCGCTCGAGTGGCGCTCGGTGATCTTGCTCATGATCAAATTGGTGAATTGCTCGGTGCTCTTGCCGGTGCGGATGGCGTCGGCAACGAGGTCGCGGGCGCCGAATTGCGCATAGGTGTCGGCGAGAGCGAGCAGGTCGGCGGTGCGCTTTTGCTCGGCTTGCAGGCCGGTGTTGGGTTGTTCGTTGTCCATTTTGCGGCGGTCCTTGATAGTGGTGGTCTGCGGGGTAGGAGTGCTGCGTACAACGGTGGTGTCGATCTCGTCCACTCCCGCGGATCGATTGACGCCCACAGACGGGTCAGCCGGGTCAGCAACCAAGCTGACGTGGATGGGCTCCCAGTCGGTTGCGCGGCAGATGGTCGTTTCCGTTCCATCGGCCGCGACAGTGGTTTGCTCGGTGTATGCGTTGATCTGGTAGCGCACGCTGACGTTTGGGCGGATGCCGTCCAGGACGTCCTGGAAATAGACCTCTGCTGCCGGCGAGCGCGAAAAGCGGACCAGGCAGCGACAGACGCGGTCGGGATCCACCCAGGCGCGCACGACTACGCCGATGAGCACGGCGCCGTTGTGGTCATCGACGAGGGCGCCGCCGTTGTTCAGGCGGTCGAGCTTGACGGATTCTGGCGAACAGTCGAGCACTTCCAGGCCGAAATAGCGACGTACAGGCAGCTCGCTGGCGAACGACATCTCGACCGTTCGCGCTTCGGTGTCGATTCCGGTGGCGCGGTCGAAGGCGAGGCTGCGGTAGAGCGGGCGGGTTTTGATGGTGTCGGTTTTCATGGGCGGAAGCGTGCGCCAATGGCGCGGACATTTTTAGCCGGCGGAGTCACTTTCACAGCGCGGCGCCGGTCTGGAAGACCGCATCCATTTCCGCCAGGCTGGCGGCGTTGGTCTTTCCGCCGATGATTCCCAGGCGAAGCTGGTTGATGTTCGGGTCGGTGCGCGCGTAGGTCAGGCCATAGGTCCAGTAGATGCGCTGCGCCGGCGTGCCGTTGGTCTTCTTGTCAGCTACCCATGCCTCGATCGCGAGCAGAAGCGGCTGTCCGCCAACGAGAAACGCGGCCTGGTAGAGCCCGTAGGCGTTGAGCGTGATGGCAGACGCTGGGAGTGGATCGAGCACATCGCTGCCGGTCGCTACGGATACGGTGTCACGCGTGCACGTGATTTCCTTTTTGCCGTCGACTGGCGGGGTGGCGTAGGCCGCGGCTCGGCCCGCTACAGTGTTTGGAAAAATGGTGATCATGACTGTCTTCTCACAAGAAGGAGCGCACTTTGAAAGGCCATGTAATCTCCTGCAGCCGAGATCTGACCAGTCACGGCATACACCTGGTCAATGGATAAGTCTTTCTGGACAGACAGCATGTTGGAGCTGTTCGCGGCCGTGGTGTCGCGGTGAAAAAATCCACGTTGTTTGGACTCGCTGTTGAGGTTGGAAAATGAGAATGTCGAGATTGAATTGGCCAACGTCGTCGACGTCCAATTGGATACGGTTGTGCCGGCCAGGGTGGCTCTTATTGTCTTATTTGCTGCCGTAGCGCCTCCCCAGTGGATCAGGTGAAGCGTTGCTGCCCCATTGGGGCCGAGCGCTCCTCCTGGCAGGGTGGCACTACAAAATTCGATCGCCGCGGTAACGGCAATTCCGCCGTTAACGGACTCGCTGCCGACAGTCTGCGACGCGGTGTTGGTGAAAGTGAATGTGTTGGCGTCGACGTACAAAAACCCTTCATACCAGCCCGCCAGAATGGTCGGAGATCCCGGATACCAGACGCGCCAGCCGTCAAACGACGTCGCAGGCAAGCCATGCGCCGTGGCCGTTACCGTAACCGTGGTGCCGGTCTGCGCAGCCAAAGAACTGGGTTGAATAGACGGCAGGAGAGATGGCCGAAGGCCGAGAGACATCGGCATGCCAACGGCCGCGAGCGATTCGGCAAAGCTGACTTTCCATGGCGCGATCGGGTCGGACACTCTAGTCGCGATTCCTATTGCGATCATCTCGGCGGCGGTTGCGTCGGCGATCGACTGGGCGCCGACGGCGTAGGCAACGCCGGCGTAGCGGACTGGAAGCGGGACATTTACCTGCACGGTGGGGGTTCCTTTAGATCAAGGTGGCGGCGCCATCGGCGCTGGGGGATAAGGTGGGCCGCAGAACGTCGCCAAGCACAACGCCCTTGGCCTTGACCATGGCCTGGAAGGCGGCGATGTCGTCCAGCACGTCTTCGACGTCGCGACCCTGCTGGCCCGCGATGCGCTGCGGGCTGTCCAGTCCGCGATCGATTGCCTGACCAGCGGCGGAGATGTCTTTTTCTGGATCGACCCACGGCCAGCGGCGGCCCTGCCATGTGTGGGTTTTGAACTTGTCGAACTTGGCCGCGGGCAACGGCGAGCCGTTTTCCATGCTCACGGCACCCAGGCCCAGGGCCATCTTCAGCCAGTCGAGAAAGACCGGCTTCAGAAACGAGTCAATCAGCCATTGCTGGGTTTCCATCCAGAATTCGCGCTCTTCGAGCAGGCCGGCGCGGATGCTGCTGAAATTGACGCCTTCGAGGTCGTTGGCCAGGCCGTTGTAGCTGACGTTCAAGCCGCTGGCGACGCGGCGCAGGTTGTCCTTGACGAATACCCCGTACATGTCGCTCGGGTACTTGGATTCGTAGGGGCGGATGTCGTAGCCTTCGGGCAGGGTGTCGAATGTGCCGGCGACGCTGACTTCAATCGGGCAATCGCCGTTTTCGTCGGCGGTCGGCGGCTGGCCGTCCGGGCTGACGAAAAATCCGAGCGTATCGGCGCCCTTGCGCGCGGCGACCAGGGCGGACTGGTCGAGCTCGCCGAGGTGGTAAAGGCTTTCAATCGCGGAGTGCATCCACGGGACGCCGCGGCGCTGTTCGGGGCGCAAGGGAACGAAGCAGTGGAAAATATCGGCGGCCGGGATGGGCTCGCGCTGGACGTCGGCGGGGATTTGCGCGGGCGAGCGGTCGCCCGGGTGCGAGGTGCGCAGCCAGTAGGCGACCGGGCGGCCGTAGGTGTCGAGCTCTACGCCCATGCGCACGATATTGCCGTTGCTCAGGCGGCGATTGTCGGACACTTCCAGGCGGTCGATGTCGAGCAGCTGCAGCGCGTAGCCGTAGCGATTGACGGCCTTGCCGCGGACACGCCGGATGAGCATCTCGCCATCCTGCGCGACCGCGCGCATGGCGACGCGGCAGAGGTCGAAAAACCCCATGTGGCCGCTGATATCACAGACGCCGGTGGCGGACCAGTCGGCAAATGCCGCCTCAATGGCGCGGTTAGCCATGCCATCGGGGACGGACAGCGGCTTGCCGTTGGTCAGCTTGGTGTCTGCGGCACGCGCTTGCAGGCTGAAGCCCTGCGAGCCGACGACGTTGGCG